AGTGTATTCACCAGCTTCGGGAGACGCATAGTCTTCATCCGTCAGCCCTACCCATGTGCGCTGTGTGTCACAGTATTCTTCTAGCGCCCGTGTGTATGCAACATAGCTTGTGTAGTCTGATTCATTTGGTCGTTTCATCATCGCCTCCGTTCTGCATAGTGAATATTGCCCAACCAATCATGGCGCATACAACAACAAACAAGATTGCTCCAAGAGCCAACATCCCAGCCATCAAAATAATGTTTGCAAATGCTTCCAACATATCAGTCCTCGCTTTCTTTCTCTCTTGGTTCGCCTGCCCAGTAACCATCTTTGTTTAAACGATAGTTCCGGGCCTGCATCTCTTCAGGTGTTCTGCATCTGCGGTCAACGCCAAATGTTCCTGTGCGGTGATCCTCAAACGCAGAATTACTGTTGAAGTAAAGGCCGCAACCTCTACACTGATTCCTTGATATCCCCACCTTCAACATCAGCAACCTCCTTGGTCTTCTTCTCCTTGCGCTTAAGCTTTTGCAACTCAGTTTCAACTAACTCAGCAAACGATGCTCCCGATGGGAACCTCATCTGCGCAGGCTTCATGTCAATTACTGCGCTAATAGACTTGTCCACGCCAGCATTAAAGCCAGCTTGGTAAGGATCTCCATTAGCCATGCGCTGAGAAATCGCCTCCCTGACAATTTGAGCCATAGGTAACTTTGTTTGCTTTGCAAACTTCTTTAGCTTGTCAATTTCTGCTGGCTCCAAGTACGCCATGAAAGGTTTGTACTGTTTAAAATGGGTCATTATCCCCTCCTGTCTTAAATTCAAACACCAACGAATCAAAAGCCATTTGCGCTTCTTCGTTGCCATTAAGCTCCGAGCGAGAATCAATGCCGCATCGTTTACACAGTTCAGCAGCAGCCTCATGTTCGCCAATAACACCAAGGAAGTCTTGGAAGTCTTCGCGTCTACATAACATGCCAGCTTGCTGAACTCGGTTTGAATACTGCGTGGGTGATTCATCATCTTGAATCCTCACCAACGCACACCCATATCTAGCCCCCACAAAGTCCCGCAGAAGCTCTACAGGTACCTCGTCAGGGTGTAGAGCAAGGGTAAGGACGTAACCCGTCCTATCCTGCTTTAGAGCCACCTTTCTTGCTTCAAACTGAAGAGCCATATATTTCCTTAAAAAGGTATGTCGTCGTCCATGTCGTCAAAGCCCGACTTGTTTTGGCTTGGTGCTGGCGCTGATTGCGCAGGAGGTATCCAACGATCAACAACCAAAGCCAAGTATGTCTTACCGCTTGTTTTGCTGACGTTTTTCCATCCGGATATTTTGATGATGGTCATGCCGTCTTCAGTACGAATGTTGGTCATGTCCTTGAGATTGATGGCAATCTCACCAAAGTAATCTTTACCAAGCGGATTGGTTTTGGTCACAACAGCATGTAGGTTGCCCTTGTCGGGAAGATTTTTAAATGTTCCAGCATCAATCATTTACTTTCTCCTTTTCTTGCAACGCCTTTTTCTTTTCGGCGAATGCGTTACGAACCTGTGCATACAGCTCAGGATGACTTACTTTCAAGCCATCAAGCTGAACCTGATTGGCTTTCCAATAACTGTTTAAACCTTTTACATCTGAGTCGTTCAGGGTCAATAGCTCAACCATACCTGCGGCAAATAGCTCTGCGTTGTTCCCTGCGTCTTGCATGGATGGCATAGTTTTAATTGCGGGCGCTGAAATCTGCACGTCAGCCTGCGCAGTCTCTGTCACAACGGTCACAATCGCTGTCGTATCTTCAAGCGGAAGATCGTCTCCAGCATAGATGTACAACCCGAGTCCCTGCATGGCAATCGACTTAACCAAGCACCGCATGATCGCCGTGTTGATAGCCATTGCATCGGGGTTTGCCACGGGCTTGTTTCTGTAATCTAAAACAGGAAGCTGGCAAGTGATGGCTTTACCAAAGATGGTTGTAGTCACCCACACCATCGCTGAGTCGCCAAAATTCATTAGCACCGTCTGACCCATGCCTGTACCGTCACCCCACAGTTCTACCTTCCACGTGGCGGCTGGGTCAGCCTTTAGAACCTCAGTCCAAGCATACGCCCATGACAAGTACGTCATGCCATTCTTCTTCTCTGTTCGGTCGTTTACATTGATCTTTAAAAGCTCTTGCGTATTCATAACAATCCTTTATAAAAAATTCCTGCTTCTTTGAAATCGTCAAACTCTTTTGCCTGACTGTTCTCTACTTGAAACCTTATGGTTTTAGTAAAGAAACCTTTGTCAGTCTCCCAAGGTTTAACAACGTATGTGTGGGGCCTGTCTGATTTGCTATCTTTCTTTGACTGTTTAAACAACAACAGACACAAGTAAACCCCACGATGAGAATTGATCACCAAGTACTTACCCTGCTTGGGTATGCTTAACTTCCGCTTGGTACTGTTTGCACCACTTTGCGACGTAGCAGAAGTTTCCTGCGCATCGGGTGTACTCACCTTGTCTTGTTTCGACATAACCTTTTTCCTTTTCGGCTAGTTCCGTGGCCTCCTCTATTGTTTTAAACACACGGATCGCAGTCTTACGACCCTCCCTTTTTGTTGCATAAGTGGTTTCTTTTGCCCACCTTTCCTCATCGGTGCAAGGTTGTAAGTCCTCACCAAAATCATGCGCCATCTTTGCTTCCCTGTGCATCTCCAAACGCGTACGCACATATGTCTCAGCCTTGACTGCGTCCCATAATGGGATATCAATCATTACCGCCTCTGCTTCGGGGTAACCTTCTTTCGTTTCGTGCTGGCTATAGTCTTTGATAAAGGCGCAGATTTGTAGCCGCTTCACGGGCTTGCGCTTAGAAGTCTCGACCAGCCACTTGTAAACGTTAAGCTGAGTTTCCCAATCAGACTTGTTCATCATCACAGACCAAGCTTTGACAAATTTGTAATCCACAATCTCAACGCCGTCGTGATCATCTTTTTGCAAATCAATCTGCCCGCTGATAGTGATGCCTTCAACATCCACATACAGACGCTCTTCGTTGATGTAGCCCTCAATCTCCTTAGCTTCTAACTTGCCATGCATAAATGTGCCAAACTGCGAGGCGAGCATAGAGGTAACATCAACCTCTATCTGATCATCATATTGTTCGCGCAACCTTCTAATTTTTGGTGGCGACATAAGCTCAGTCACGCTATACTGAGATGCGCCCTTTGTATAGAAGTTGCGAGTCAACAAAGCTACAACCGGCGGGGGTAAATTCTGTTTGTTGGTAATAATCATGAACTCTCCAAAAGGTTTATATGGACACAGGGCATAATAATAGTGCTTGTATGGAAGAATTGCAAGCACTATCTTTAATTATTTTTGGGGAGCCTGCAAGTAAGGCTAATTCAAGGCGGGTTGTTAAGTTTGGCAACATGTCCAGACTAATCAAATCCCAGAAAGCTCTCAATTACTCAGATTCGTTTAAACAGCAATGCACGCCTCTGGCAAAGTTAATGTCTGGCGATATCCGTATGACAATACATATCTACTATGCCAGCCGCAGACCCGACCTTGATGAGTCGTTGATTTTGGATTTGTTGCAAGGGTTGGTGTATTTAAACGACAGGCAGGTAAAAGAACGCCATGTGTTTTGGGGTTTGGATAAAGAAAATCCCCGGGCAGAAATTTTGATTGAGCAGATTCCACCCGTTTACACAGAAAAAAAGCCCGCACAAAGGCGGGCAAAAAGGGAGTGACAACTGCTTGTCGGAATTGATTGTAAAGCCATAAAGTGCTTATTACCAGTTTTAGACTACATTTATTTTTACTCTCTGAATTTTTTTGCATTAATGCGAACAGTTGGTTTATACTAAATCCGTTGGCGCATAGTAACCGCATTGGTCTCCGGAGCTTATACGCTCTATGAATGTGGAACTCCCTGCGCCAGCACTTACACGCACAAAAAACGGCAATAAATATACATAAGACTTGCCATATGCACAAAAAACCCACAAATTTATACATGACACCGATTGACACGGTTTGAAATTGTGGTAGAGTTAAGTTGTTGCTGTAGGAAGCGACCGCTTTAAAAAGCCGTTACACATGCCTTCGCCCTTGGTTTAATCCGGAGGGTTCCTACCGAGGGCAGTTGTAACGGCTTTTTTTTGCCCCTCCTACTTCAGCCGTACTCCATACGATAGCAAGAGTTCAGCCTGACTGCGTGGAAGAAAAGGGTTACACGGTAAGCGTAAAGGCGCGGGGCAACTACCCTCAACAATCCGTGGTGCTGGTCGAATTTGCAAGCACAGGGGCGTTGGCGCAAGTCAACCATGCAAATGCCGCAAGGCGGGTGAACCTCCTCTCCAACTCCATTGTTCGCATTGGGGAAGGGGGGTCTTTGGGGTGAATTTATCAATAAGCCCCGCAAAGGGGCGTTAAAGGAGGGTGACGATGAGAATATATTTAATTGCAAGTAACAGGGGCGTACGTCTTGTACGTGCCAACACAAGAGCGCAGGCTTTAAATTATGTAGCCTCGCAAGAGTTGACGGTCAGGATTGCATCGCAGGATGACTTAGTCAAATATTTGTCTGAAGGTAGCATGGTTGAAACGGCAGTTGCGCCCGACCAAGGCAAACTGGACTTGTAACTATGGATATACATTTAAATGCTCACGATTTAATTCTTGCCGCTCACCAAGCGGGGATTATTGAGGGAGTTAAAAGTATTCAGTTATCTAATGGTCAAATAAAGAATAAAAAGATATCGGGTCAAGGTGACTTTGCCATTCATTATGCTGGAATGTTGGGTGAAATAGCTGTGAGTAAAGCTATTGGGATTCCAATCAGGACAGACATCACGTTTGGCGGGGACGGAAGTGTTGACATGACTTATAAGGGTCAGTCCTTACAAATTAAAACAAGCACTCACCCCACAACACCCCCTCCTCGGTACATAATCTTTAACCATGCCGCAGATTTCTCCACTGATTGGGCTGTCTCTTGTTCAATCAAAACACCATGTCTTGTCAAGATTCATGGGTTTGTCAGTAAAAAAAGATTTCTAAAGAATGCCGTAGAACATGATTTTGGTTATGGACTGCGTGTTTGCATGGCTGAAGAATTTTTAACATCAATTGATAGGTTTGACGAAGCCGCCACCATCTAAATTTAAGGAATAAAATGGAAACTGATTTAAACAACATGACGATGCGCGACCTGTTTGCCGCGTTTGCAATGGCTGGGATGCTGGCAGACCAATCCGCAAGAGATAACGTTTACATCCTAAGCGCAGATGCATACAAATGCGCAGATGCATTAATTGAGCAAAGGAACAAAGATGCCGCGCAACTATAAACAGGAATATGCCAACTACGATGGCACACCCGAAGTTAAAAAGAAAAGAGCGCAGAGAAATAAAGCAAGACGGATGCTTGAGCGCGAAGGTGTTGTACACAAGGGAGACGGGAAAGATGTTGATCACAAGACCCCGCTAAGCAAAGGTGGAACAACTGTGCGCAGCAACTTAAAAGTCGTGGCAGCAACGAAAAACAGGTCTTTTAAACGCAAATCTGACGGCAGCATGAAATGATTGCAGAGCTAGTTGAGTCAACATACTTCAACGAAACTGCTCGCGTATCTTGCCCTTTCTGCTCACCCGAGCGCAGGAAGTCAAACAGTAAAGATATGACCTTGACCCGCAAGAATGACGGCGCGGTTGTCTATCACTGCCACCATTGCTTTGCCAATGGATCTGTGCAACCCGAAAAAAAGGAATTCAAATTGTCTGCCGTCCCATCCAAAACGGTCATCAACCAACCACTAAATCAAACGCACTACGACTGGCTCATGTCGCGGGGCATCTCTCAACAAACCGCAGATAAGTTTAAACTGTTCGCTGCGGACAAATACTTCAACAAGATAGGCAAGGT